ATGGTGAATTTGGTGTAACTATTGATGGTGGACTTGTTGATGTAACTGGTTTGAATTTTTCAGGTGTAACAAGTCTTGATGATGTAGCAAGCGTTATTTCACTTGGAACAGCTGGTGTAAGTGTTGCTTATGTTATTAATCGCTTTGTATTTACAAGTGATACAACTGGCATTACTTCAACTATTACACTACTTCAAACTGTTGCAATTCCAGCTGGTACAGATATTAGCGGTACAGGTTTCTTAGATGGTGATGTTATTAAATCTCCTTCTAATCCAGGTGGATCATTATTATCTCAAGGTCAAATTGCTGAAACAGCTGCTGAGATGTTACTTGCAATTAAAAATGCTAATAACTCTTGGTATGCTTTAGGTCTTATTAAAGCTTTAAGAGATATTCAATTCACTGAAGATCTTGCTGATCAAATTGAGTCTAATCGCAATATTATGATTGCTGTTACAAATGATGCAAATACTTTAGTTCTTGGTTCATCAGCCTCTTTAGCTGCAATACTTAAAGCTAAAAACTATAAACGTACTTCATTAACTTATCATGATAATGATTTAGTTTATCCTGATTGGTCTTGGATGGGTCAACAACTTCCTAAAGATGTTGGATCAACTAACTGGGCTTATAAAACTTTAGCCGGTATTGCACAAGGCGCAACTCAAGAAATTGAAACATCAAATCTTACACAGACTCAAATTGATGCTGCTGAAGATGTTAATGTTAATGTTTATACTACAACACTTGGTGCTGATTTTATTTATTTTGGCACTATGACTGGTGGTAAGAATATTGATAAAGAAGGTGAATATATCGACATCATCATCAATATTGATTTTCTTCAAGCACGTGTTGAAGAAGGTTTAATGAGTCTTTTACTTGAAAAAGATATTATTCCATTTACAGATGGTGGTATTACAATTGTAGATACACGTCTAAAAACACTTCTACAAACATATGGTGTAAATCAAGGTATTCTTGTAGATCAAACAGTTGTTACATTCTTTCCTAAAAGAGCTGATGTAGATCAAACTGATAGAGATGATCGTAAATTACCTGGTGGAACATTCACTGCAGAACTTACAGGCGGTATTAATACTATTATCGTCCGTGGTATCGTATCAATATAAGGAGCTATAAATGGCATTTGGAAATTATTCTTTTACTAACGTAAATGTTATCTTCGGAATTCTTGAAATTCAAGGATTTGCTGAAGGTGACGATGTTGTCAATATCACTTTTGATACTGATCAATTCACTGATGTTGCTGGTGCTAAAGGTGATGTTACACGTACTCAAACAAATGATAATCGTGCAACATGTACTGTTAAGCTTTTACAAACTTCACAAAGTTATAAAGATCTAATGACTCTTTACAATTTAGATCGTGAAACTGGTGCTAATGTATTGCCATTAACAGTTATCAATAAAGAGACTGGAGAAACATTTGTTGGAAACAATGCTTGGATTTCTAAATCTCCAGATATTGTTCGTGGACAAAATGCTAATGCTGTTGAATTTACATTCAGAACAGATTTTGGTACTATGGTTATTGTATAGAGATTAATTTCTCTATACCTATATCGTAGATTAATGTGAGCACATACTTTAAGTTCGTCCTTGGGTATGTTCTCTCATTAATCTATTTTAAAAGGACGAACAATGAAACAAGAGTCAAAAACAATTAATGGCGTAACTTATAAGGTTACTACAATGGATGCGCTTACTGCGTTAAGTATACAATCAAAGTTAATAAGAATTTTAGGTGGATCATTTGGTGAATTATCAGGTGGTGCTGACAAAGATAGTGTTAAAAAAGCTATTTCAAAATTAACAGATAATATTGATGATCATAACGTTATATCATTAATTACTAAGTTATTTGAAAAGGGTATTTTCTATGTTAAAGTTGCTGAAGGTCATCCAATAGATACACCGGTTGAATTCAATACATATTTTTCTGGTAAGACAACAGATATGTGGTTAGTTGCTTTATTTATTTTAGAGGTTAACTTCAGTGACGTGCTGGGAAAGCTCGGATTAAATTCAATATTCCAAGAGGTAAATCAGAACCTCGAGAATTAAATATAGATCTATTTATCTATAGACCTATTATAGAAGGATTGTGTACGTTAAATGAGTTGAGAACTGTATATACTTTATCAGATCTCCATGATTTTCATGAAGCTTTAAATTTAAAATTAGAGGCGGAACATTTAGCAAATAAAGAAGCTAATAAGAAAAAGTGATATAATATTGTAAAAGGAATTTCTCATGGTTGTTATTGACTCATTAGTTGCTAAATTATCATTTGACTTTGACGGTAAAGGTTTAGAGAAATTCAATAAAGGTATGGCAGATGCTTCAAAAGCAGTTGCTGTAGTAGCTACCGGTGCTGCTGCTGCAGGTGCAGCTATATTCGCTTTCACTTCTAAAATTGCAGAACAAAATGATGAAATTGGTAAGACTGCACAAATCATTGGTATAACTGCTCAAGCTATGAATGAGCTTGGTTTTGTTGCAGAACTTAACGGTGGATCTATTAATTCAATGAATTCATCATTGGAAAATCTAGCTAAAGTATCATCTGAAGCTGCTAGAGGTTTAGGTGCAGGTGTTGAAGCATTTGGTTTATTAGGTATTAGTACTACAGATGCTTCAGGCAATATTAAAAAAGCCGATGATCTTCTACTTGATGTTGCTGACTCTATATCAAAGCTAAATTCACAATCACAAAAATTAGAATTGTTAAGTAAGTTAGGTATTGACTCATCATTACTTCTAACACTTGAGCAGGGATCAGCTGCTATACGTAGACAACGCGAAGAAGTTGAGGCCTTAGGTTTTGTATTAGATAAGGATGCGACAGCTTCTGCGGCAAAGTTTAATGACGAGATGTTACGTGTAACAACGGTAGTTAAAGGTATATCTTCAGCTATTGGTACAAAGTTGATGAAACAAATTACGCCGATGATCAATGCATTTTTAGAATGGTTTAAAGTTAATAAAGAACTTATAAAACAAAATCTAAATGAATTTTTTGAAACAGCTGTAAAAGTTATAACAGCATTTTTTAATGTAGCAAAAAGAGTAGTTAATGTTATTAGTACAGTTATTGACTCTTTTGGTGGATGGAAAATTGCTATTGGTGCAGTTTCTGCAGCCTTATTAGCAATGAATGCTAGAATATTATTGATACCTGTATTGATACTTGCTGCAGGTGCGGCTATATTTTTATTAATAGAAGATCTAGTTGCTTTTGCAAATGGTGCAGATAGTCAAATGGGTGCTTTAGCTAAAAAGTCTGATGGATTTAGAATAGCATTAGAAAGTATTGTCGAAGTTCTAGCCATGGTTGGTCAAGGATGGCAATTAATTTTTAGTGATGGTGAAGCAGCATTTGAAGGATTGATTATTATAATTAAAGATATAGGTCAAGCAATTGCTGATTTTATAATGGCACCGATTAATGCTGTAACAGATGCTTTTGAAAGTTTAAAAAATAAAACATCTTCATTTATTGGAGAAGCTGGAGATACAACAGGTAAGGCTTTTGATACAGTTACTCAATTTTTAGGTATCACTGAAGCTCCACAACCTGTAAGAATGCAACCTTCATTAGCTTCTGGAAATACATCAAATAATACAAATGATATAACAATAAACATTGAAGGTGGAAATGTTGAACAGGTTAAACAAGCTGTATCAGAAGCATTAGGTGCTGAATTCAAAACTACAGAACTTAATATGAGTACTCCAACAAGGTTTTAAAAATGGGAATTTCACAATTAATATTTAAAAAAGGCAATTTCATTGATGAGGTAGAACTTGATGTAATAGTTTCTGAAAGTGTTAATACAAGTTCTACTATTACATCTAATCCAGTTGAAAATGGATCTGATGTTAATGATAATATAGTTATTAATCCTATGACGTTTTCAATTAGTGGGATTATATCTGATACAAAAGTTGCACCATTAGGTGGTTTAAATACTTTAGAACAGATTGCTTCAGGAAATGCCTTTACAAAACAATCAACACCATCTAAAGAAGGATGGGAATTATTATTAGAATTACAAGCTGATAGAATTCCATTTACATTAGTAACAAATTTAAAAGCTTATGATAATGTTGTTCTTGAGAATTTATCAGCTGCACAAGATAAAGATACATCTAATTCTTTACATTTTACAGCAAATTTAAAAGAAATTATTTTTGTAGGTAGTCAAGTTTTAACTGCTGAACAGTTCAATGAAGATAATGTTGCTGATCAAACAACACCAACAACCGAAGGTGGTTTAAAATGATTTTACCATTAACAAATAATCCATCAGAAACTTTTAGCTTTAATATAGATGGAATTATATATAAATTTAAACAAATGTGGAATACACAAGGATTTTGGACACTTGATATTTTAGATATTAATGATAATGCTTTTATACATGGAGTAAAAATAGTAACAAAAGAAAATTTATTATTCATGCATCCAGGCATTCCTTTTGATTTAAGAAGTGAAAGAACTAATGATCCATTAAGAGATACTTTAAATCAATTTGAATTAGAAGTTCTGGATAAAGATAATGGCTGAATTTTTTAATAGAGAAGCTAGACTTATTGTAGGTGATCCTAATTCAGGTGGACTTGAAATAATAGATTTAAGAATATCTTTTAATGTTGAATTATCTCTTGTTGGTTTTCCAAGTGTGGCAACCATTCAAGTTTATAATCTAAATAAATCTAATAGAAATAAGATTAAAGAAGAGTTTACAAAGATACGATTATATGCTGGTTATGAAGGAAATTCATCTTTAATTTTTACAGGTGATATAGTTAACGTTACTCATGAAAAACAAGGACCTGATTGGATTACAAATTTGTTTTGTGGTGACGCTATGAAAGTTATAAATGGTTCAACAGTAAATAAAACACTTCCACCTGGTCAAACAACTGAAAGTATATTTGATGAATTAGTAAATGAGATGGAAGGCGTTACTAAAGGTGTTACTGAAGGTTTAAAAGATTGTATAACTAAAAAAAGATCATTATTACGCGGTTTAGTATTATCAGGTAATGTAAAAGATTGGCTTGATAAATTAGCTCAGAATTGTGGATTTGATTATTCAATAAATAATGATGTTATTGAAACAACAATTAAAGGTAAACCATTAAACGATGATCCTATTTTAGAAATTAGACAAGATAATGGTATGATAGGAAGTCCAGAGCTTACTGAGGTTGGTGTTAAAGTTAAATCACTGTTAATACCTCAACTTAAACTTGGAAGACGTATAGAGGTTAAATCTATAAGTGCGAAGATTAATGTTGGTAATTTAATATTTAGAAAAATTCCACCAACAATAGGTGAAGGTATTTATCGAGCAGATAAAATCCAACACGTTGGTGATACAAAAAGCAATGATTGGTTTACAAATATTGAAGCAAGGAAATTCTAATGCCTGGTACTGGAGATAGAAGAGCTAGTTTAGAAAGCGTTTTAGCTGTAGCAGTTGATACATATATGAAAGATGTACATACTATGCTACCTGGTCAGATTATTAACTTTGATCCTGTAGAACAATTAGCAGATATTCAACCTCAATTAAAACGTAATATAGATGGCGAATTAATTAATTTGCCAGTACTTAGTAAAGTTCCTATTAGATTTTTAAAGAGTGGAGATTTTACAATTACATTTCCATTAAAAGAAGGTGACGAAGTAGCATTATACTTTATAGAACGTTCTATTGACAATTGGTTAGAAGAAGGTGGAATACAATCACCTAACGATACTAGAAAATTTGATTTATCAGATGCTTATGCCGTTCCAATTTTATATTCTCAAAAACAAAAAGTTACAGATTTTGATCCAGATAATATGGTTATTAAATCTACAAATGGAAATTCTAAAATTACATTAAAAACAGATGGAACAATATTAATGGAGACAACAGCTAATACTGAAATAACAAGTGCTAAAACTATAATTCATAATGATGTTGACATTGATGGAAACTTAGATGTCACAGGAACTATTACAGCTCCAAATATAGGAGCTTCAACAAGTCTTATTGCTGGAACAGCTGAAGTTAAAGATCACGTTCATAGTGGTGTAACTTCAGGTGGAGCAAGTACTTCACCATTAGTTTAAGAAACATGGTATAATTAACAAATCAAAAAAGGAGTAAAGATATGGATTTAGCTTTAGATAATTCACATGATCTATTTGTAACTAATCAAGATCTTACTCTTACAACAACAGATAATGAAGTTGTACAAGATTTATCTATTCGTTTACAGTTTATTTTAAATGAATGGTTTCTTGATAATACAGTAGGTGTTCCATATCCACAAATTATATTTGAAAAAAATACAAATATAGCAACTGTTTATACAATTTTTAGAAATGAAATTAAAAATACAGATAATATTAAAGAATTAAAATCATTGATATTATCTCCTGAAGCGGATAAAAAATTAATGCTTGTAGATTTTTCAGTAATACAAGATACTGGTGAAACTATTTCACAAACAATAGAGTTAGGAATTTAAAATGGCAGAATTTGGATTAACAATAGATGGATTTAATCGTAAAAGATTGGCTGATATTAAAGCTGAAAAAGAAGCAGCTTTTAAATTAGTTTTTGGTGATAATATAAATCTAAATCCACAAAGTAATTTTGGTCAAATTATAGGTATTGAGTCAGAAAGTGAAGCTCTTATTTGGGAGCTTGCTGAATTTGTTTATAATGCGTTTTATCCTAGTACCGCACAAGGTGTTCAATTATCTAATCTTGTAACACTTAATGGTATTGAAAGAAGAGAAGCTACAAACTCAAAAGTAACATTAACACTAACTGGTGTGGATGGAACTATTATACCTAGTGGATCACTTGTAGCAATCCCAAATAATACAGAGCAGTTTGCTACAGATTTAGATGCTACTATTTCTGGTGGAACTATAACAATAGGTGCAACTGCTGTTAATACAGGAACTGTTATTGCACTTGCTGGTTCATTAACTCAAATAGACACACCTGTTTTCGGATGGCAAACAGTAACGAATATTGCAGATGCTACTGAAGGCACAAATGAAGAGACTGATGCAGAACTTAGAGATAGGCGCTCTAAGTCGGCACAAGCTGCAGGACAAAATTTAACTGATGCACTATTTGGTCAATTATCAAATTTAGACAATGTAACCTCAGCTAGAGTTATTTCAAATGGTACAGATTCGACCGATGCGAACGGTATACCAGCGCATCAATTCTTATCCATTATTGAGGGTGGTTTAAATTCTGATATTGCAGACATTATATGGCTGAATACCCCACAAGGAATATTGTCTCATGGGGATATTACAGAAGTTATAACGGACTCTCAAAGTTTTCCACAAAATGTTAAATTTTCAAGACCTATTGATAAGGACATTTATTTTAGTGTAACAGTAACTACTGATGCGAATTATCCAGGCTCAGGCGATGGAGATATAAAAGATAATATTGTAGAGTTTGGAAAAGCTAATTATGAGATTGGTGAAGATGTTGTACTTAGTCAATTTTACACTCCTATAAATTCAGTACCTGGTGTAATATCAATTGATTTAAAAATAGGGTTCGCAGCAAGTCCAACAGGAACTTCTAATCTTACTATTGATTTTAACGAATTAAGTAAATATGATTTATCTTTCGTTGAGGTTTCATCGTCATGATTAATTTATCAGAACATGGCTTAAACCGTTTAGCTTTTCAATTCAAACAGAGTGAGAAATTAAAAGGGTTAATCAATGTTCAATTAGAAGATTATCAAGAGCTTTATAATTCTTTTGATGATTTATTGAACGATAGATTATTTGATGGTTCAGTAGGTAAACAGCTTGATGGATTAGGTGAAATTCTAGGCTTTCCTAGACCTTTTTTACCTATTGATGTTTTAGGTGCCTTTGGTTTTTTTGGAGATGCTACATCTAAATCTTTTGGTGATATTAACGATTCTGAGATAGGTGGTAATTTTGTTGATTACTCTGCTACCATTCAAATAGCTAATGACGATACTTATCGTAAACTTTTAAAAGCGAGAGCAATTATTAATAGTACATCAATGACTGTTGAAGAAACTATAAGAATGGTGTCATTTATGTTTGATGATGCTAGAGTAAGATATACTTTAACGACAAATTTACACCCACAATATACAATAGAAAAAATATTAGATGCCTCAGAGATAGCTCTACTTAGCATACTGCCTTTATTAATAGGTTTAGGTGATGTTACATATATTGCAGTAGACACTTTTATACCTTTCGGTTTTGATGGTGATCCTGATGCTTTAGGTTTTACAGATATAAATAATACAGAACTTGGTGGCAATTTTGCTATCATTATTTAAAAGGAGAAAAAATGGCTATTCCAAATAATCTTCCCGAATGGGATAAAACGCAAGTTAATATTGTAGAGGTTGATCAACAACATAAAGATGAAGGTTGGTTAGCACCAGCGGGTGTACCTGAAAAACCACCATTTCAATCATTTAACTGGTGGCAAAATCTTGTATATCAATGGGTTTTAAGATTTAAAAACGTTACTGGTGGACTAGATAATATAACAGAACTTTTATCACTTGATGAAAAAGTAAATAAAACAACAGTTAATGTAAGAGGTTACACATCTATAAATGATGGTGGTGAAGGAACATTTAATTATGACTCAACTATAGATAAATCAACCGCAAATGGTGGAACTATTATTGATCCTGGTGAAACATTAGCCAATCAGGGTAATGGTGTTGGTAATGGTTGTTGGATTAGACAGACTAAAGTAAGTATAAGTGTTAAAGCTTTTGGTGCCAAGGGTGATGGTAGTACAGATGATACTGATACTGATGCTATACAAGCATGTTTAAATTATGCATCTGGAAAGTTTGAAACAATTATTCCAGCTGGAATATATATGATTGACGCAGTAACAAAGAATATTAATATTCCGTCTAATACTACTCTTAGGTTTTTAGCAAATGCGAGTCTCAAGGCAATAACAACTTCATCAGATAGTTATATTGTAATGGATATTAGAACTGTAACAAACGTATGGATTTATGACCCAACAATATACGGAGACAGAACTACACATACTGGCGGTACAGGAGAACAAGGACACTGTTTAAATATTAGTGCATTAGATGCTGTTGGTGGTGATGGTAAACTTCAAACTAATAATATTAATATTATTAATCCTAAATGTCACGATGCTTGGGGTGATGGCATCGTAGTTAGAAATGGTGAAGATATAACAATACATAATGCCTATGCATACAATAATAGAAGAAACGGAATAACTATAAATAAAGGAATAAATCTAAACTTCACAGGTACAACAATATCTAGTAATACAAATGGAACAGCACCAGAAGCAGGTGTTGATATAGAGCCAAATGATGCTTTAGGTGAACTAATAAATGTAACTTTTGATACTTTAATTACTGAAAATAATGTTGGAGCTGGTCTTTCAATAAACATTGGGGATTTTCCTAATGGTGGAAATGATAAAGATGTATCTATATTAATTAATTCGCATATTGATAATGGTTCAATTTATGGTTTAAATATGGAAAAATGTGCAGAGGGAGCAACTGAATTAATAACAGGTAATATTGTAATTAATTCACAGCAGTATACAAACAATGGAAGCAATGGTGTATATATTAATGATTATTCGGCAAATAATACCCCTCACTTGTGGTTGAATAATCTAAGCATTATAAACCCTAATGATTTAAGTTTATCAAGTACAACAAATGGAACAGGTATTAATTTTGACAGAAAAATAGGCTCAGGGCTTACAAATAATATTGGTAATGTTACTATTAAAAACCCAAGAATTGTAGATAATAGAGCGATTAATAAAATGCTTAGAGGTATAACAGGATTCGATAATGATATATCTGGAGCAGAACTTGAAAATATTAATATTATTGATCCAATAGAAATATCAGGATATGATGCAGAGGGAGATGCGATACAGATAGGTTGGAACGGGATTAATATCTCGGATAAATACAAAACAGCTTCGAGAGTATTTAGTGGAAATTCAACAATTACATCACGAACTTATAGTGAAATAACGCACGATGTTGGTATTCCTGTAACAATAACTGACGGTATAACAGTTGCTGATAATAAAGGGATACCGCTTACTATTATTTCGCCAAATATTAATGGTATAATTTTTGACCCATCAATAGGAAGAGCAATATATCCAGACTCTACTGTAGCGGGTAAAAACATGAGCTCAACGGAGATTGGTGCAAGACTTACAATTGAATTACGAGATGGAAATTGGTTTATATTAGAAAAAATAGGAACTTGGGTAGTAGAGGCATAATTAAAAATATACTAGAGAATTAACTCTAGTATTGTGATTTATAACGACGAAGATTTTCTGCATTCTTAGCAGCATACATTCTACCAATTTCAGCAGCATCCATTTTAAGAGCAATAAAAATATTATTTATAAAATGCATAATATCGATTGCTTCATATTTAAGTTCAAGCATCTCATCTTCAGATAGATCTTGCCACTTTTCTTGACCTAAAGAAACATGATCTGACTTCCACTTTTTCCAAATAGCTGAGTTATTACCACCAATAGCTTCAATAAGCTCTGTAAACTCATCAGAAATAGCATCTCTGTTATCTCTAAACCATTCTTTTAACTCTCCTTTGGTTTCTATCATAGTTGGATCAATGTTGCTTAGAGGTAATCTCTGAGCCAAATCTATTTGTAAGTTATGTTGAAGATCAAGCATATCCTGAAAAGAGAAATTCTCTTCAGGTATATTTAGATTAGCACATTGATTTTCTGATTTCATTATTTACTTCCTTTTTTAAGTTTCCAAATAACATTTCTAGATTGTTTAGGAAACATTGGTGCCATCAAGATTGATGTAACATTGCTATCATAGTATTTACTTAATTCATTAAACACATATTTTTGGTGTTCATTCATATGTTGCTTATAATCTCTCATTGAAGCAAAAGTACCATAAGTTTCTTCAATTTCAAAACCTGATTTAAGAATAAGTTTTTCCATCTCTTCATATGTATACTCATTTACTTCACCATCGACAACATGATTACCAGCTGCAGCAGTATTATGATCATAAACAGGAGTTGAGATAAGAACAATAGTATTATCATTACAATGGCTTCTAAGATTTTTAAGATACTTTTTACCATTAGAAACACCCACATGTTCAATAACTTCAAAACTACAAATGATGTCCCAGTCAGTTCCATAATCTACACCATTAACAAGATCAGCTTGTTTAAAATCAATCCAAGGAACTTTAGCATATTTTTCATTTGCTTTATCAACAGTACCTTGCTTGTATTCAAGACCTAAATATTGTGATTGTTTGAATTGATTACGATATAAAACCTCAACAAGGTTACCGCTACCTGATCCAAAGTCTAAAACTTTACCACCAATTTTAGCTAGTTTAAGAACATGTGTCCATCTAAAGTAATGAGCAAATTGATCACGATGAAAGATGTGACGTTCAAATGCTTTATCAGGATCTAACTGAGTATTGTTATAAGGTTTAGCTTTTATATCAATTTTCTTCTCAGTCATTACTTTATCAATTGGATATGGTTTATCAGAACATTTTACCCATACTTGATCACCATCTATCTTTGTTACCTTAGTTTTCTTTTGTTGTTCTTTTTTATTAAGAACGTATACTGTATCTTTTACTTTCATTATAATCTCTCCACTTTGATTTTACATTTTTCGAGGTATTCAATACCACCGTTGTCACGATATATATCTTCATATATAACTCTAGTTATTCCACAAGAAGCTATTAACTTTGAACATGTTTTACACGGACTTAATGTTATATATAATGTACTACCTTCAAGAGGTATTCCATTTCTAGCACAATAAGAAATTGCATTTTGTTCAGCATGTAAAACGAATTCAGAAGTTACGTAACCTTTACCTTGACATCTTTTACAGTTAAGACCTAAACCTTGACAATCTGGACATTCTTCTTCACACTCATTAGATAGTCCAGGAAGTGTTCCATTATAGCCATTAGCTATAATTCTGTTATCCTTAGCTATAACACAACCAACTTTGCCACGCTTAGCATGACTTAACTTAGAAAATGTAAAAGCAGTTGTTAACATTGCTTGATCGAATTTTAATTGTTTATTATCCATGAACTAGTCCAAAATGTCTCTCATAGACATGTAAGCTTGAGGCTTGCCAAATAATATCACCTATTTCAACATCTAGTTGCATGGCCAAAGATGATTGAACATATTGTTGCCATGCATAATCATTTTTAAAACCAAAGATAGCATCGTTAGATCTCATCTTTACAATTGCATGAAGCTGATTATCTCTTATAAAATAATCAACACCTAATGTACAACAGAAGTCACTCATACCATCTAAGTTATAATCAGAATGCATCGATGGTCTTGTATAGATCATTTCAGCACGTCTAGAAGATGGATTTTCACGAAGTTCATTTAGAACATTTTCATATTGATTGCCGTTAGTAGTTGAGAATATCATCCAACCATAGTTAGAATTTATAAAACCAGTACTATCAGCAATGTCTTTCCATATTTTTGGTGGATTTTCCATAGCATAAACATCTAATGATTGTGAATTGTACCACTTAATCTCTTTAGCAATATATTCTTCATTTCTTGTACCAAAAATAGTAGACTCATCACAAACAAAAGATGATCCTACAATTTCAATAAGTTTAACACCTGATTTATCTTCAACAAAATCTTGTGCTGCTAACTTCTGCATCAAGATCTTACGAATATCATTAACGTTCAACACGTTTTTCTCCTTTACTTTCAAGATCATCAATAATAAACTGTGCAAATTCAATAACGTTTTTCCATGGTTTAACTGATGATGGATTTATAACTGCTGTAAATATTTCAGTTATAATAGACTCGATAATTGTTTTATAAATAAGCGGTAGAGTTTCTGAGTCAACAAAATATGGTATAACAGCCATTACAATTGGTTTATCATTTTCTTTTTCTTGATTAACAATTAACTGAGAATAGCCAATAACATCATACCAGCTATCTAACCATTTAAAATCGCCAACACAAATACGAGCAAGTTTATGAATAACCATATCCATTGACTCTTTTTTAGAATAACTTAATTGGTTCCAACCATTTGTTTGACGTAATGCTGCTTTATATACTTGCGCAAATTTAGCACCTTCTGAAAACTCACCATGAGTTTCTTGCCTTTGTTCTAATATATCTTTAACTTCCATTTAAAGCTCCTTGTTTTGATAGTTCAATTATAATCAAAGTTTGTTTAAAGTTTTATTAAGAATTTCTTCAACTTGCTGCCATGACCAAACAACTTTTACAATTGCACCTGCTTTTTTAAGCTCTTTCATTTTATATAACTGTAAGGCTGCTGGTCTATGCTTAGCAGATCTCTTAACTTCAAATAAGAATAGTTTACCTTTTTCAAGATGTTCTATATCTGGATAACCAGGTGGATCCGCTGGATGCTTATGTGTAAAACTCTTTTTACGTTTTTTAAGTTTTCTAATAATCTCAGCTTGTATACTACTTTCTAATCTTTCACTCATACTATTGCCCATTTCAATTGCTTTTTATAAGCACTTGGAATTATTTTAACAAGTCCATCTTTTTCTAAATTACGTAAACAAGCTCTTATAACATATGTTGATTGATTATTTTGATAGTCATAATGTATTTTATTTCTAACAACATAAGTCATTAAACCTGATTTATTCTCTTTAAGTATCTTTAAAATTGTATCTCTCATTTGTTTTTCCTATACCAACTATTTGTGAAGTTTTGTTTATTACTTACAGCATTATAAACATCTTGATCTATTCCACATATTAAGAAATGGATTATAACCTCTGATTTACGCTTGATCATATTAAGTTGTCTTGATCTAACTTGATCATATGTTTTATAAGCATGACCCATTGAATAAATAATCATACTTTTAAAATGACTATAATCCACACCTTCAGCATTTGACGTAATACTTCCTACATTTGGAAATATTTCAGATAACATATTTTGCTCTGCTTCAAAGAATGCTAGAATTATACATTCATCTGGATTAAAGTTTTCTTTAATAAAATCGATTTTAGGATTATTTTTAATATATAATAGCTTTTCTTTTTCACATTTAATAACACCACCACTTACTTGTCTTTTTTTACTAGGAAGTGAAGCTGCAAGATCAGCAAGGATAACACGCTTGCCTGGTTTTTTTTTAATATAGACACGATCTCGATCTAATATTTTAACAATATCTAATTGTTCTTTTGAGAGTGGAATATTATGCAGCTTGTCTTCAGCTTCATATTTATGTCCAGCTTCTTTACGAGTAATCTTAACTGTTAATGGCTTAATGCATTTTTTAACTTTCTTATTTTTAACTCGATCATAGCCAGGGGTATATTTATGTTTTTCAGTATCTGGATCATAGCCAATAATTTTTTTATAAGCTATTCCATAATCTTTATGCCATATATTAAATGATCTATACTTAACCCATGGTGAGTAGAAAGATAATGCAAACATATTATATAGTCCAGCATAACCTTCAGGCGTGGGTGTACCGCTGCTATATATAATTGGCAAACGTTTTTTAGTGAATTCAAATATGTTTCTCCATATAGCAGATCTCTTAGGATAGCTTGTTATGTAGTTATGACATTCATCTAAGATGATACAGTCATATTTATTCATATGTAATTTCTGACATGAATGATAATTTATAACATCAAATTGATCTGATACACCATATGCTTTAATAGCAGCAATAATATCAGGCATCGCTTTTTTAGTTGTAATAATGAGTGTTTTTTTGAATAATTTACTAGCAGCATCAACAAATGAGAGAGTTTTGCCAGAACGAGGTTGTCCAGCAAGTAGACAAACACCATTCTTTTTTAATTTCTTTTGGATCTTTTTAGAGGCTTTAACCTGATGAGGTAATAGTTCCATTAATAACTCTGTGGAGTTCCATTTGCTTGATTACAATAAGTATTAAATTTTCTAACAATACGTAAATATGTAAACCATAAAGTAGTAAATTGTAATCCATTTTTTCTTAATAATTTACCAAGTCGTATTCGATCTTGAGTAACTTTATAATATTTATATACTATTTCATAAGTTATAACATTAAGTCTATAAACCTCAACTTCTATTTGTTCTTTAGTTGGATCAAACATTATACAACTCCAATTTGATTTTACCTTTACGACTAATCTTTTTGATCTGACCCATATGAACGAGACGTATCATTGTTATAGCATAATCTTTTGTAAAGTTATGATTTTTATAGATCTGAATAACATTTTCTAAAGTATAATTACCATCCAAAAGTTTTTCAGCTTTAATTTCACCAACTCTTGAAAGACCAACACCTTTTGGATTAGCTGCAGTAAGCGGCTTTTTACCAATAGTTTTATCACCTTCGAACTTATTAGCTTTAGGAGTTCTTAGTCCAGGTATATCATCAGCAGATATATCGCCATTAATTGCTTGAATACATAGAAATTTTTGTGCTTCTTTTTTTGTTACTTTTATAAAACATTTATGATACATATCATAATGAAGACCTGCATTTTGTTTTAAAACATCTTTATCTGCTGAAGCACCTGGGTGACCTTTACTCATCATAAAACTTACATGATCATCTGCTTCAACAATTTCAGATATTAATCCAAATTTTTTAATAGCCCATTTTTTAAGCTTATAAAATTCAGGTGGTTTCGGATCTAGAAATTTACGTTTCCATTTATAATTAGGAAAAATATCATATCTAAAATTAGTTGATCCAGTGAATACTAAAACATGATCTTTAAATTTAGTCATGCTGCCAATAGCACTTTCAACTTCACATGATGTTACTACGTCCCATATCAGAGATTTAAACTGTGCTTTTAAAGCTTTCATATCAGGTTTAATTACACCAAAATCTTCACCTTCTTGTTCATCAAAATCAGTACCATTATTAGATCTTGAAAATACCGTAAGATACAAAAGACTATCTGCATCTATATATAATGTTTTACTCATTTGTTAATTCCTCATATTCATAATTTAACATTCTAAAACCTTGTGGACATTTAGTTGATACTACCCATACTCCATCAAGATGATTGTCTTCAGGATTAGGACATTTTATAGTATCAAGCATATCACCATTAACTACACCGAAAGGATCCAAATTTGTATCTACTATAACTTTAACTTTTTTTGTAGTGAATTCTACAGGTATATTTTCTTTTGTAATTATTTCAAATACACCTTTCTTACCATTGCATATTTCTAGTTTTTCTTTAGAAACTCTAGCTAAATATATTTCAGGTGATAAAAAGGCTCTTTTACCTTTTATCCCACAATCTTCACATACATAAGTATCTGAACCATCATTATGTGATACTAGATTTTGTTTTCCAAAATTGTGAAAGTTATATAAACTACTATTCATATCTATTGTTTTTTTCATAACCACTTCTCCGCCATTTTTTCTAACCATAATTCAAACGCTTTCATAAATACTCCTTAAACATTACCCATAAAGTTCCAATAACCACTATAACTAAAATCCCTAGTAAAACATAACCAGGCATTATTTTTCTTCTAAATAATTATATATATACGTTCAACATCATCATTTGTTACTTTACTGTTTCTTGTAAACAATAAGTCATTTCATCATATTGCTCTAATGCTTCTCTAATATCACATGATCCATAACTAAAAGTAAGTTTTTCAAGTTTAGGTTGGATAATGTCAATTAATTTGTTAATTGTTTTCATAATAAGTCTCCCATGACGTTTAAGATACCTATATTATAATCAAAGTTTGTTTAAAGTTTAATTAATCATCCATATAAATACTTCTTCATTTTTACAATAGAAGCATTAGAAAGTTTAGCCATAACTTTTTTATAACCCATATCAGAATATAATTTTTCAACAGTACCAGCTTTTTCTACAGCTTCAGCAAATACTTCTTCATCAGATAAAGCATAATTATTATTACAATCTCCTAGCATGCGTTTAGCATATTGAATATACCAATTGTAATCTAAATCTTTAGGTATCTTTTTAGTAAGATCCATCATTGGTTTTGCTGTATCAGTTAAAGGAACTTTATTATGTGTACCAGTTTTGTTTGGTTTAACATAATATATATTCTCACCTTCAGTTGAATAATAGAAACGAACAACTTTACCAATATATTCGCCTTTCCATTTAGCGCCACCTGTTACTTTTCTCGCAGATAAGAACTGTTTAATATCTTTACATTTTTTAATAGTTTTTTCTAATGGTGTACCTTTGTTAATAAACTCACGAACAGCTTCAAAACATATAGGTGTTTGAGTATTCTTTTGAAGTGAATGCTCACCAAATACACCCTTGGATTTTACATAGCCATCATATTTAGCAATATAGTTAGAAACATCTCTCGCATATAAGCCTTGATATTCTCCATGTTCCATTGTATAACCTGAAGCAGCATCAAGATCTGCTATAATTTCTTCAGCCATATCTACATCTTTTCTACGACATAAATACTCAATACCATCTGTATTAGCAGAGATAACAGAGATGCCAGAGGTCTCAAACTTTTCAATAAGCATAAGAAGTGTAAGCTGACCGGTTATTGTTGTCTGTAGCAATAGCTTTGGTGAATATAGTTTAGAATATTTTGATCCATATTTACCAAATGATCCATTAATTGTAATCTTAAGAGAGTCTGCTGTAAGTTTATCACCACTTTTCTTAGCAGCAATACGAGTTTCAACAATGTTTCTATAAATCTTTAAGAATTTTTTACCAAGATGTTTAGGATATAACTTGTTATTTAAAATGATATATGGATAATAAGAAGCATAATCCGCATTACGTATAACATATTCATCATCAGCTTCAGCAACTAAGTTCTTTTCTTGAGAGTGAAGTCCACCTATACCAATTTCATAAGTAGTATTACCTATTGTTAATGGTTTAAATGTCTCAGGTTTCTGTGGAGATCCTTTACCATCAAGAACAAATGTAGTTTTCTTTATCATCTTAAATAAATCTTTAAGCTGCTTAGTTTCAAATTTAAGATATTTAGGAGCATCATATTTAAAAGGTTTCTGACTAGGCGCATTATCTACTTTGCCACCAAGCTCTGAAACAATAACGGCTTCAGCAATCTGTGCATCTGATTTAGATCGAAGATCAAGGCCATACTGTTTAGACATCTTCTCACGTAGTTCAATACGATCTTTAGTAGCATCATATAAATCTTTAGTAACCATAAGGTCATTTATACAATAACGTTTTAAATTCTCAACTTCTTTCTTCTTAATAGGTTTATCAAAATCAAGTTCATATTCCCATAACTTTTCAGATCCAAGTCTTGTTCCATATAATTTAAGACCAACTCTTACACCTGGAGCTTGTTCCATTAAATCTATATGATTGTAATCCCAGTTACGTTTAATCTTCATCATACGGTAAAGCATATATGGTTTAACATTATCTTTAATGATTGCTTGAGAGGCCTTATACATATTTTCTACAGTTGCACCATGTAAAGCATATTCTATAATTGGCATATCATAATTGATTGAATTAAAACCAACAACTAATTCATTAAGGATCTTATTGATTTTCTTAATTTGTTTAGGTTTAAATTTATCAAAAGTTTCAAATGTTTTAACTTTACCTTTCTCATTCATAAATGCAAATAAAGCATAATTTGAGAATATTTCTATATCAAAGATGTTCATGATTTTTCTTCCCATTCACTACAATTAAAATTAATTATATTTGGATAACCTTTTTCAGTTAAAAGACTATTGTGTTCCATAGGACTATCTTTTTTTCTACATTCAATCCATACATCTGTATCATTATTATCTTCAATACAGTATTTACAATTCTCACAAGTTTGTTTTTTAAAATCATCATAAATTTTATTTACAGTGTATTCAACAACATTATACATAAAACTAAATTTATTACTAGGACATGAAATTTCATCTGTTATTTGGTCAATTACTTCTTCACGTTTCATTTAAGCAGCTTTTTATATAGTTTACGAGTAGCTTTAATGTCAGACATCGCTTCATGAGCGTCATGTTTAATTTTAAAGTATTGACATGCTTCTACTAATTTCATACCACCATCGTATTTACCAAGTTGTCTTTTAACTTTTAATAAAGCAAATACATCAACATCATACCAATGAAAATAGTTAGTAAAGTTAATGATCTTAGATAAGAATTTAATATCAAATTTAACGTTATAGCCACCAATAGTTAATTTATCTTTAATTTTATGTTCATTTAAAAATATATCTAATTTCTTAACTACATCTTCTTTAGATGGATATGATTGAATTTTCTTTTTAGTAAGTTTATTTACTTCTAAAGCATATTGACTAAATTTAACCTTACCTGGATTCATTTTAGTTTCAAACTTATCAACTATTTTACCATCAATTTCAACCAACATTGCTATTTGTACAATTCCATTTTCATTTGGATTTAGACCTGTTGTTTCTAAATCTAACCATATTGTTTTCTTTTTCATAAGTTCGTCCTTGGGTTTTAATAGTATGATCTAAAAAGGCTGACATGAGTTCCATTCTTGGCTCATTGCTAATCGTCATCACTAAAGAACTCTCCTAAGAGAGCTCTAAGTAATTACAGATTTATTTCAGCAACAGTATAATCAGCTTTATACCAATTGGCTTTAGCTTCATCAGATAAATCTTTTTCAAATTTACCATCAACCATTGAACCAGCTCTTGAGTTAATCTCTTTACCACATTCAATGATGGCCTTTTCAGGATCGTAACCTAATTTAAGTAATGCTCCTACAGCGAATGTAATAATATCACAATATGCATCTGCACGATCTTCTTTAGTTGGTGGTTTTGGAGTTGCTACAGCAATACCTTCCTCCATCAAATCGCTAACAAAACCAGAAAGTTCTGTTTTTAATTTTGGTCTATCTTTCTTTGCGACATCAAAACCAGCAGCTTCCAATAGCTCTTCAAAAATATTCGCAGCTTCATTATGAGCAACATATTCTTTTTTATCCAGACCACGATCAGTCTGGAAAAGTATTAACTCTTTCATTATTTCTTACCTTTCTTCTTTTTTTTCTTATCTTTCTTCTTCTCTTCAACACCAGGTTCAAGATTGTTATCGAAGTTTTCAAAGTCACCTTCATCTTGTTCTTCAAAACCTGAGTCTTCAATATACTCTTCAAACTTAAGGATCTGAATACCATTTAACCATAATGTAGCACCAAAATCTTTTTTACCAGTATAGATTGTGATCTTACCAGAGATAAGACCAACAGAACCGTTACCAATTTTAGTACCTTCAGGAAGTGAAACACGATCATTTTTGTGATTAAATAAATTGATCTTACGAGTATCACCTGACTCAAAAGTTGTTTGAGTTTTAAAGTTAAAGCGAACCATATCTTTAGGAATTTTATCACTATCTTTATTTGTACGATAAGGAAGTGAACGAACTTTATGATTTTTAGAAGGACAATTATCTTCTAAGAATTCATCGATCTCTTTAATGAACTGTTTAGCTTCTTTCTTAGGAACATCAACAGTTGCAACATAATCATAACCATCACCGTCATAGTTTTCTTTACCTTGACCAGTAATGTTTACATATAGTAATGAACCTTTAGGACTTGTAACGTAATCATTTTTCTTAATGTGTTTACCTTCAGCCATAACTATTCTCCTTTCGCTTTTTTAAGAATTTTTTTAGCTTTTTTATAATCAGCATGATCTGGATTTGCTTTTAAAACTTTCTTAGCTTTTTTAAGCTCATCAGCTTTAACAAGATCTTTAACTTCAGCAATAAGATCGATTTCAGTTTCTTCAACCTCATCTTCACTATCTTCATCAGCAGCAGGAGCATCTTCCATTTCTTCTTCAACATCATCTGGACCAGGACCAGCGAAGTAAGCATTCATTGGAGCATAAAATGTATTTAAGAATTTATCTGTAATACGATTTGTTTCAGTAATAATAGTTTCATCTTCATGGAAAACAACATCTTCGCCATCACAACCACCAATAACACCATTTCTGAAGTTATATAATACATTATCTTCAACACGCTGAGGTAACATTAATGCTAAAGCATCTTTTTTATCCCACGATTTCATAAGATCCATACGTGATTTAATAATATTTCCCATAGACTCTACTGATCTATAATCTGACTTTGCCATTTGACTTCCTTTTACCCATTTGGGATTTTTATGTATTTACAAGACGAATAATCGTTTGCATGAGAAAATTATAGTACAACTTTGTTTAAAGTTTTATTAAAGTACAATCAAATAAACAATCTATTAAAATAGAGTGTATTAATAATTCTTTAAACAAACTTTGATTATAATTTCAGTATACATTATATAAAGGACGAAAAGATGGGAATTAAATTCGTAACAGGATTTGCAGGATCTGGTAAATCAACAGAACTTGCTAAGAGAGCAACTAAAACTACATTGGTAATGACACCAACACATAGAGCTGCTGAAGTATTAATGAAGAAAGGCATTATTGCTTATACTATACATAGCGTTTTAAAGTTAGTACCTACAATTAATCAGAACTTTAGAAAAGGTCAGAAGATACAGAATCTTAAAATGGTAGGTGATACTGATTTAGAATTTATTACTGATATATTTATAGATGAGTTTAGTATGATCAATAAGGATATATTTGATATGCTGCTTAAAGTCATACCTGAAGCATGTGAGGTAACAATATTTGGTGATCCATATCAACTTCCACCAGTAAGTGGAAAGAGAATAAAGCCTAAAAAATACAGTTCAGATATTTTTGAGTTAACTACACAACACCGTGCAGAAGCTCCTGAAGTTGTAGAAACTTTTATGAGATTTGTAAAGTATATTAAAACAGGCAAAGGTAAGTTAAATGTAGATCTTGAACATGGAAGTATAGATGATTTCAATCCATTAACCGATAGAGCTTTAGCATTTACAAATCAGAAAGTTGCAGCTATTAACCATGAGATTTTTAAGCAAGGTAAATTTACAGGAGATATTATTATAAATAGTTTAGATTGTAAACTGCAAGAAGGAATAGCAAAGATATGTCACGGTAAAGTATATCCTAAAATGTTATCGAAAGGAAAGTTATTTTATGATCCAGATATTTCTGAAGGTATTGAAGAGAATATAGAAAAGTTTAATACTGATTTATCTGATTATAAAGTTATTCCAGTTAACATTGATGGAGAGACTTATACTATATATAGTGATAAAAATCATTATGAGAACAGTAAGAAGTTTAGAAAGAATGTTGAGAAATTTCAGCATCTAGTTGTAACAGAGAATAACCTTGATAAAAATGTTGATCTAACTAAATGGTGTAGAGTTAATAGAGGTGCTAAATATGTAAAAGAACGTGGACAAGCTTGGTCTAAATATATGGCGCATAAAGATCTTGTATTTGATGTAAGATTTAGTTTTGCTACAACAGTACATAAAGCACAAGGTCAAGAATTTGATACAGTATATATAGCAATGGATGATCTTAAGAAGTCATCAGATATGTATCCTAGATTAATGTATGTTGCATTATCTAGAGCAATTAAAAAGGTGGTATTAATATGATTGATTATTTATTAAATTTAGATTTAAATCATTACAATTCTCTAAAAACAGGACGTTGGTATTTAGCAATAATTCCTCCACCTATTCATTATAATTGTAGATGTGTATTAAAGGATATAAATCATGACTGAAGAAGAAAAACAAAATTGTCTAAAAGTAAGATATACTTTTGACAAGATGGAAAAGAAGCAAGGTAAAGATCCAGGTAGAAATAGTCGTAGAAAAGAATGGAAATTATTTTTAAATGAAAAAATTACTTCTGGAGATTTAACAGGATATGAGGCACAATTATGTCTT